CCCAGGGCCATTCTCGCCTCAGGTTCAGAACCAGGCGGTGTTGTGCGCCCAGTCCGTGAGGGAGGGTTGTGAGAAGGTGCGCGACGCTGGCGTCGCCGCCGTCATGGCGTACAGCCCGGTGGGGCGTCACGCTTTCGACCCCCCACCCGCCGGAGCCCCCGTTGATGGTCCGCTTGACGCCCTGAAGCGTATTTTGCGGCCCGCTGACCACGGGGGAGACCCTGCCCACGAGGGGGAATCCGGCTCCGCTTTGACCACTGGCTCGGCTGATTGCCACAGCGGTCTCACCTTCTCGAATTGCACCGTAGGCCCCTACAATGTTACCGTGTCAGACGTGGATGCGGTCGAACCGCCTGCCGCACCTGCGGCCGACGGCAAGCCGGCCAAGGTGCCTGACGTGCGCCTGGTCGGTCTTAGGGGTGCAACGATGACTTCGGGGAACTACCATGTTCAGGCGGTCAGGGTTGAGACCGCCACCGGTTTCCGCCATTACAGGTTGTTCTATGGCCTGGTCGCGTTGTGCATGTCGGTTCTGGCCCCGTGTGCGTGTGTCGTGGCACGCATACAATCAACCCAAATTGCCGGCGTTGGCATTGACCTTGCGTGCGTCGGCATCGTGGTCTCTCTTCTGGGACTACTAGCCACATTTGGCTGGGCAGCCGGCCATGTGGAAGGGCGCCGGCAGTACTTTAACCACGTACCTGCCATCACCGCCATGCTTGTGTTATCCAACATCGCCAAGTGTAGGGAAGACTTCGAGTCTAACCTGCCTACCCTGTTCCTCAGGCATGTTGGGTCGCTCAACATTGAGTCTTCTCTCGTCGCACCGTTCCAGACGGGTTGCATGGCCGCCGCCATGCTCAATTACGACATGCTTCTCTGGGAGAAGGAGAACGCACCGCTGGGTTTTCGGGCTCCCCTGCGCCCCACGCAGGGCTGCTCGTTCCGCCCTTCGGTGTCAGGAGGGAAAGGAGAAGGAAGGGCAGACGTTACGCCGAAGGTTGCCGTAGTGTAGAGGTCCAGCTGCCGCAGCCGGACCCTAGAAACTACGTCAAATACCCTGGTGACCCCAAAAACACCAAGGTGCGTGACAGCCGAGGAGTAGTCGTCGACTTAGGCATCGAAGTCAACGACGAGAGTGCCCAACAGATGCGCAGGACAGTCACCTACCAGGAGGTGCTGTATGGTTCTGTACCCTGGATAGCCCCTCTATCAGTTGACGCCAATGACATCGCAACCCAGAAACGCGGTGTCGAGAAGCGCGTCGGCCAGCCATTGCCCACTCCGGTGCCGGCGATGATTCGGGAGTTGAAGGCATACGTAGCAAAGTATCTGCCAAAATTCCCGGTCTTGACGGTGTTGATCACCTTCAAGGTTTGGCTCCAGTCCCGCTCAGCCTATAACCAGGCTAGAAAAACTGAACTGATGGACAAATGGATCAGGCTTAATGGCAATAAGCCTACGCGTGCGCAGTGCCGTTCCATAGCTTCGTTTGTTAAGCGGGAATCCTACCTCGAATGGAAAAACGCGAGGTGGATCAACAGTCGGAGCGACTGGTTCAAGGTCTATTCCGGACCTGCATTTGCGTCTATCGAAGAGGTGGTCTACGACCTGGACATCTTCGGTAAAGGACACTCGAATTTCATAAAGCACGTGCCAGTCGCCGATCGGCCTTTAGTGCTTCAGGACACCCTTTTGCGCGGGGGTGCGCGGTATGTCTCAACGGACTACACCGCCTTCGAGTCCCATTTCACACCCGAGATCATGGATGCCGTTGAATGCCAGATTTATCGTCACATGTTACAGCGTTTTCCCCGCGAGGCACGCACAATATGTTCGACACTAATGGGCACCAACAAGGGCTATACTCGGGCAGGTCTCCGGTTCCGGTGCGAAGCCAGGCGCATGTCAGGTGATATGTGCACCAGCTTGGGCAACGGACTTACGAACCTTTTCCTCTGGGCCTACTTATGTGACAAGTTTGGCATCGATTGGGACGGTTACGTTGAAGGGGACGATGGGATTTTCCGCACCGATGGCGCCGTGCCAACTGAGCAGCAGTTTGCCGATGTGGGAATGTCAATTAAAATTAACACCGCCGAGGACCCAGCTGAGCTGTCCTTCTGCGGTTGTGTCTATGCGGGAGGCGTAATAATGAGGGACCCTGTCAGTTTCTTCCAGTCGTTTGGATGGACTAGCAGCCACTTGGGCTGCTCGGACAAGACCCTCGCGGAGCTCACACGTGCCAAGGCCATGAGTGCCATGGCAGAGTTGGGCGGGTGTCCGATACTGGCCGCAGTGGCCAAACAGGCCCTCAAATTGACGGAGGGACAGAC